AAACTTGTATATCAGTGTCGTCCATAGTTTCACCTCTTAACTCAGCCATTTGTTGTCTTTTTTCAGCAACTTCAGGTTCTTGAGCTACTTGCATTGTAGCGTCATAGTTTAATGATGCTGCTACGTATTTAGCTAATTGATCTTTTCTAGTGCCTCTAAGACCTGATCTAGCACCTGTTTTAGGATTTATAAGCGGTTGATCAAAAAAGTCTATAAACTGCTGTTCTGTTGGCATTACTTTTTCATATAACGCAACAGATTGTCCTTTATCTATAGTGTTTAAAGCAGATGGTGGTAACAAATTATTATCAACAGCATCTTGAACTTCTTGTTTACTAGTTAAGTTTTTAATAAATCTAGTAAATATTTTTTCATTATCTGGCACATTACGTTCCATCTGTACTAAGTCTGCTGTAAACATAGAGTTAATAAGTGGCACTCTAAACTTAGTTATAGTTCCAATATATTTTCTTTTAGTACCTAGCATGTTTTTAACTTGCTTAAATAAATAAGCAGAAGCTTCTTTAGTTAAATCTCTTTGTATTTGTCTAGCTGTTTTACCAGCGTCATAAGCTCTAATTAATACTTTACGAGCTGTTTCTAATACTGTGTTATAGGCATCACTATTGTCTTCAATACCCATCGCTTGTCTAAGTTCTGATTTAGCAGGCTCTTTTTGTTTAGTTTGCTCTTGTTTTTTTCTAGCTCTAGCTTGTGGTGATATATCTTCTTCTTCAAAAGCTTTTGTTCTAGCATCTTCTTCTGCTGCAACCTGTACTTTTACTTCACCTTCTTTTGTTCTATCATCTACGTCTTTAGCTGTTCTTTGTTCTGTGGTAGTTTTGTATTCTCTATTAAATACATTACCAGCTTTATTAGCTAACTGACTATTTATCCAACCAAACAAGTTGTCATTTGTTTCTGGATTAAAGTTTCTAATGTGATTAGTAAGCTCAGCATATACCTTGTCTACAAAATCTACTGGCACTTTATCACCTTTAAATTTAGCCGCAATTAAATCGTCTAAATAACCGTTTTCTTTTATCTCTTGTATAGCGTTATCAGCACCACCTTCGTCCCATGCTTTTTTACCGCCTTTAAAACTATATGTACTGCCTATTTCTTTTATACTATCAGATATTTGTTGTCTAGCAGCAGAGGACAAAGACTTTTTTTCTATAGTTTTAGATTTTTTAGTAGCTGTTTTTTTTGCTCTTTTAGAATCTACTCTTTGCTGTTGATCAGGAGTTAACCTATCAAACATTTTAGGATTCATAACTGTTTTATAGTCTCCAACTTTTCCTACTTCTACCTTGTCTCCAGCTTCATCATAAATATTAAGCGCTTGTCTTGGTGTAATGTTTTCACCAGGTTTTATATCTTTTACTCCTGATTCTACAAAAATAGCATCGTTTTTACCTTTTTTCTTAAATTTAACAGTTCCATCTAAATAAGTTGTAGCTTTGACAATCATAACCTGACCATCTTGAGTTATTTTAAAAAGCTCTGTTTTAACAGGAACTTGGTCGTCGCTATATCTTGGTTTTTGTTTTGTTTTTACAACAGTATCTTTTTTAGCACCTTCTTGTGCCATTTTAACAAATTGCTGTCTAAACTTACCTTTTTTTCTATCAGATACATAAGCTTTTAAAAATGCTTTAACATCTTGACCAGTTTTAAATTCTAAATTTTTATAACCTCTATCGCCTTTATTAAATATTTTAGATAAAAACTTACCTATTTTAACTAAAATACTGTCGGTAAGTTCGTTTTTTATAGCAGCATCAGCATAAGCATTTAAATATTCTTCAGCATATTGCTCAAAAGCTTTTTCAGTGCCGTCTTTATTGTATCTATAGTTATCATCTATTCTTTTATCTACTACAGATCTTTCTTTTTTACTTAAAGTATTTAAAAAATCTTTGATTAATTTAGCACCTTCTTCGGTTAAATCTGTTTCAATGTTTTTACCGTTAGCATCTTTAATTACATTACCATCTTTGTCTTTTACATTTCTAACCTCACCAGTTATTGACGACTTAAGTATACCATGTAATAACTCGTGAGAACCAACTGTAACAGCATTGTTTTCCGCTGCTGTTTCAACATTAATCATTATTTCGTTATCTACAATCAAACCATCTACACCCTCTATATCTTTTAATGTGAGATTTTTACCTGTTTTAGCATTATATGCGTCTAAAAACTCTTGTTTTGTTTTATATACTTTTTGTTCTAAACCTAGTACTTTATTTATAGCTTCTTCAGAAATTCTAACATCATCCATTAAAAATCTTTTGTTAGCTTCTAATTTTATATCAGCTATTTTTTGGTTTTCATTTTGCAGCTGAGTATCTATGTCTTTTGAAATAATATCAAATTCACTTTGGCTTAACTCACCATTTGCAACTTGTTTTTTAAAATCATTTTTCTCTTTATTTAATTTTTCTTTTTTCTCTATGGACTTTAATAAATCTTTAGTTTCTTGTTCAGTTATATATTCAGATCTATTTTGAGTGTTAATTAAAAAATCTTTAAATTCTTTTTCTGTTTTTTGTATTTTTTTGTCTACGGCATCTTTTGCTTTTTTAGTTTTAGAGTTTACTTTTTGTTGTTGTAAAGCACCTAATTTATCTACATATTGTTGTACAATTAAAGCATCTTTATCATCTCTAAAAGCATTGTTTATAGCAGCACCAGCCGCAGATATACCTGCACCACCAACAAAACCTTGTAAAAAAGATTCAAGACCAGCTTTACTACCCAAATGATCAAAAACTTTACCACCTACATTTTGTTCGTTTTTAGCAATAGATATATTTGCTACTTCTAAACCACCTTGAATATATTCTGTTATACCTTCCCTACTACCAGTTAACATTAAACTAGATATTTGTTTAGCAGCAGGAGTTCTTGCGTTTTTTAACACATGGTTTTTTATACCTTTTATACCAACTCTTTCTAAAACAACAGCTGTAGCACCTAAAGCTAAAGGCGTAGCTAATTCTAACTCACCATTATCTCTTAGTTTTTTTATAGATTCTTCTATATCTTCAACCCCATACATTCGCTTTGCTTTTTCTAAATTATACTCAGTATACATAGGAGCCATTATTTGAGGTACTAAAGATATACCTCTAGTAGCAATAGCAGGAACAACAGTAGTAACTACACCAACTAAAGCTTCAGTAATACCAAGCGCTACATCCCCACCAGTAATACCTGCACCTGTATCTTTATATTGTAATTGATTTTCAGCTATTTCTGCGTATTTTCCTTCGATAAAGTTATCTACATAAGTATCACCACCTATACCTAAATAATTAGCAAATTCATAAGCACTTACTTGTGTACTTTTCCAAGCGTTTTGCAAAGTTAAACCAGCGTTAGAAAATATATTTTTAAACTTTTGACTATCACTGATCTCTTCTTTAACTTCTATTTTATCTGCAACATAACCAGTGTTGTCACCAACTAAATCATCAAAGTAAAATGTATTATCTTTTCTTGCCATTATTAGTTATATTTATATAATTGTTGTTTTATCTTCCAATTTGGTATGTCTCTAAATATGTTCCTGGTTCTGCATATTTATTCATACCCCTTGCGTTAGCATCAACCACACGTACAGTATTTATTACACCATTTTTTTGAGCATACTCATAAGCTGCGTCTAAATTTTTGTTCTTTAAAGCGTTCATTATTCTCATTAAATGCTGTGTGTTTTTAAGATCTTTTTTCTCACTAGCAGTATCAAATCTAATATAAAATATTATACCTGGATAATTTTTATGCGACACGGTTAGCGTGTCGTTATCAGAAATACCAGATGGCCGTGGATATGGAGAAATATCACCCGCATAATTAAACGTAAACCCATCTTTACCATACTCGCCATTTAATCTATTAATTACAAAATCATCATCACCATATGCAAGTAAATAATCTTTTACTTTTCTACCACCAATTGTTTGGCCTTTACGATATAATTTTATAACATTAGCAGCACCAGACTTTAAATCATCTTCATATATTTTTTTAGATTTTTTCATATTTCCTCCTACAAAATCTTTCAATTGTTCATCTGTAGCATTAGGATATAAATTTTGTAATAATCCAATTAATTTATTTTGATTTTTTTTGTCATATCTTCCTATTTCGCTAAGATCACTTGTTAAAATAGCTACACCATTAACAAATTCAATTTTAGTGTTTCTATGTATAGTACCATCTTGTAATGGTATGTCTGGTAAAGTAGCATTTGTACCAACATAATTATTTGATCCTGAATTAAACGGTGCAAAATTTTCTGTATATAAAGAAAAAGTTTTGCTTCCAGTTGGATCTGATTGACCAGGAGTTGTTTGGTTAGGATCTGTTTGTTGTGGCTGTCCAACAAGAGTAGACTTAACACCATCTTCAATCTTTTTGTCAATAGTTTTTTTGTACCACTCCATAAATTGTGTTTGTAAAGTATCTTGACCACCTTTACCGTTGTTATACATTTGTGTAACATCACCTGCTCTCATCAACTCTATTTTTTCTGCTATCTCGCTTTCTGTTAAATCATCACCGTAGTGGTTTCTAATAACTTGTTCTACAAACTCGTCAGTATTTATACCATTGTAAATACTATCGGGATCGTTACGTAATCCGTCAAATATTAAAGACTTTATTCCTTCAGGCCCAACATTATTTAACTCAAATACTTTTTGCTTAATTAAAGTATTGTACATTGGATCATCTACACCAACACCAGCATCAATAAGTTGCTGCACATTACCTCTAATTATTATATCTTGATTAACAGCGTTGTTATCTATCATCGTAGGTCCATCACCTATTTGTTCTAAATCTATAACTCTTGTTTCACCAACACCTGTAGTTACACTGTATTTTTGTTTGTCTTCTTCAGATAAATTTTCGTTTAAGTAAGTAGTTTCTAACTCATCTTTTTTTGCCAAGTATTTTTTATAAGCTTGTTCTGTTTTGTCACCAAAATCACCATCTACTTCTAATTTGTTTCCATTGTCATCAGTAAAACCTAAATTATTTAAACTTGTTTGTATTTGTTTTACGTCACTATCTTCCATTCCATCAAAATATCCCGAGCTTCTTGTGGCTTGATTACTACCGTCCATAGTAAGATAATGCAATACACCTACATCAGAATCATTATTATAATTACCGTCTGCACTATAACCTAAGGCTTCTCTTTTAGGTCCACTATCAGAAATATCATCAAACTTGTATTTAGTTGTACCTCTTTCGTCTGTCCAAACTAATTTATCGCCTACAATTTTTATATTTTTACCGTTGCTAGTATAAATATCTCTCCACATGTTTGCAGTAGTTTCATCCATACCTCTACTCCACTGTGACTCATCTGTACCAGAGTTTCTTATTTCTAATAATTTTTGATTTACATTATCAAAACTAACTAATAATTTTTGGTTTTGTTCTACTCTCTTTTTTATTTCATCATATCTTTCATCCATAGGATTTAAACGAGATAACTGCCTTAAATCTTCTTTAGTAGTACTACTTATGTTTTTTATTTCATCTGCAATAGGCATAGGATTACCACTTTGATCACCAAATATAGTAGTATCATCAAACTCTGGCATACGGTTTTTTAATAAAGTAAACCTAGCCATAGCCGCTGCTTCACGCTTTTTTATTAAATCTAGTGTAGGTAAAAATAAGTTAGCTAAGTTTTTTTGTGTACGTAAAAAATCACCTTCACCTCTAGCTCTATACATAGCAGCTTGTTTGCTGTAAACATCTGTACCGGTTGGTGTTTCTATTTGTTTAATGTAAGCATCAATAGCTGAGTTATCAACTTTTTTACCAGTTAAAGCACCAGCACCTACACCTAAAGCTTGGTCTGTAGCAAAAGTAGCTTTTTGTTGAACATCAAAAAGTTTGTCTTTATCTAAACCTAAAGTTTCTAACTCTTCAGTTGTTAGATCCATAGCTTTATCTATGTCTATATTTTCTAAATTTACGTTATCGTCTGCCATGTTGTTGATATTTTAATATTATATTAAAGAGTTAAGTTATCACGGAATACCATATTGTGGAACTCTAAAAAATTCATTGGCTTAATTCCCATTGGTTGTTCTTTAAACTCAGGATAAGGTAAACCCGTAGCTGGATTTATATAGTTTGGATCACCAATATTTGGATCTCTTTCTAAATAATCTGGTAAACCAGGTATACCACCTTCGTCTGGTAAGTTTGCGTTTACACCACCTTGATAAGGATTTATAACTGTTGGGCTCATACCTTCACTTGGATTAGTACCAAAATTACCACCAGATAATTTAAATAAATCAGTTCCAAATTTACCAGCTCTCATACCACCAGGTGCGTATAATCCAGCAACACCTGCAGCAACACTACCTAAACCTCCAATAAACTGTGATCTCGCTGTTTGTCTAGCCGTATCTGCAGCTGTTTTTCTATCTATACTTAAACCAAACATTGCTTGTGTTCTTGCGTTTTCTTGGCTTCTTCTAATATCCTCTCCTACAGCTTGTAATTTATCAATACCAAATCCAGCTGTAGCTTTCATTTTATCAACACCAAACTGACCAGTTCTTCTTTGTTGTTCACCTTTTATTCTAGCTATCTCATTTGCTCTTTCTTGTCTTGCTATATCAACTGCAGCTTGACGCGCTTGACCAGAAGCTATATTAGACATTGATTGTGCTAAAGCGGCTACACCAGAACCACCAGCAGCTCCTCTAAATTGTTGCATTAAATTAGCTTGTGATTGTTGTTGTTGTTCTCTTAAAAAGTCAGCAGATTGCATGTTAACACCTAAATCTTCATATAAGTTTTCTGCATAAGGGTTTTGTAAGTTAGTATATGGATTTGTTAAATTAGCATACGGATTAACATATTCTATACTTTCAAATGCTTGTTTTCTTTTTTGAAACTCCTCATTTGCAAACTTTTGTTCTCTTCTTCTTCTACCTGCACCAAATAAACTACCTACAGAGCTAATTAAACCAGGTGCAGCAGCCAAGCCAAGTTGTGATAACATTAAGCTTTTAGCTGGAGAGCTTTTCTTTTTAAAAGGAGATCTATATCCTACTATATTCATATTCTTTTATTTATGTATTTATAATTACACTTTTTATATTTTATTTACTACTTACAGTTACTTCAGAACCAATAGCAAATAACTCTATCTTTTTAATACTATTTGTAGACAACCTTGCTTCTGCAAAATAACCTTTAATACTTTCGTTGTTATGCACTGGTTTTTTAAACATAAAAAACGTCTCATCAACGTTAAACACTGGCGCTGTATTACTAGCCACTTCTACAAATTTATCACCTACAGCTGTAATTGGACCTATTTCTATAGGTGAAGCCTGACCGCCAGGTGTTATATATGAATAATATAACACATCGTCTACTTGAACTGAAACATTTACTTTTTGTAAAAAATTTATTCTATCTGCCATAATTTTAACTTAATGTTGCTAATACTACTGCTCTATCTATATCGTAAAAAATATCTGTACTAATACTTGGAAAAGTTGTTATTGTTATGTTTCCGCCTATCAATACATATGACGAAGAACCTAACACTTTTAAATCTACATTATCTCTTATTGTTTGGTTACCACCAACAGTAATAGGTGATCCGCTAGCATGCACTGCGGATATTAAATTATTATTACTATTTGTTTTTACGCCAGTACCAAAAATTCTACTATCAACAGATACTCCTGTTATGTTATCTATAGTTATAGAAGTATTAGAACTAACACTATTTAATTTTTTAGCTACACCTAAATTGTTAACTGTATCACCACTAACACTTGATGGTTTTACTAAAAAATTATTAAATTCAAAAACACCTCCTGTTGACTGTGTTATTAAATCATTACCGTAAGCTCTAAACTCTACATCTTTTGCGGTACTCCAACTATGAGCGCTTGATAACGTAACAGTTTTAGTATCTTTATTTATAGCTGTAATAGTTGGAAAAGTAAGCACACCTAAAGTACCAGTTGAATCAACACTACTGCTCTCTATATCAGCTAAACTCATACCAACAACTAAGTTGTTTACATTATTTAAAACCATAGCTGTAACACTACTACCACTACCAACCGTTTCTTTTGTTTGTTTTGTAAAAAAATCACTATCTATAGGTTGTAAACTATCAGCAACTTTATGAGTACGTGTGTTTAAATCTATTTCAAACTTGTAACCAAGAGATAAGCCATCAGCTGCGTCTGCAATACTATAACTTGTAACGTTTATTTGATTATTTGCTTTTTGTTTTGCACTTCCAGAAACACTACCTACAAAAATACCTAAACCTTCAAAATTAGTAGCAGCTTGATCTGATGCTGTACTAAACCTTACAGTTACATCTGCTTCTTGAGTTATATCTTTTGTTAATAAAAAAGAGTTTTCTCCAATAGCTTGTGATTCAAAAAAAGGATCTACTAAAACTAAAAACCTGTATTCATTACCTGCTGAAGAAGCTGGTATTTTAACAGTAATTTCTTCAAAACTTCCTGTTATAGTTTGGTTATATAAAGTGTTTTCGGAACTAAAAGTATTAGTAAAAGCTTTTGTTTTAAAATTATAAAACTTATTAGGTGAAGAACTATCTTTTATTTGTAAACTAAAAACAGCACCATTTTCACCTCTTATTATACATTTTAAACGCTCTGCTGAACTTTTTAATTTTACTTTATCAAACTCAATGCTATTTATTTTCTTCATGTTATATATTTATTTGTATACTATCAGCAATACCTATGCCTTGAAAACCAAATGAGCTAGTATCTTCACTTGGAAATCCAGTATCACCTATAATAAAACCATTGTTAAATATAGTTGCAAAATATTTATTTTCTTTATTTATAAAATCACCAAGAGTTTGTCCATCATCATGCAAGTCAGTATTAAAAAAATCACAAATCCAACCTTGTTGGCCATCATAGTTTAAAGTGTTAAAATGTTTTATTGTAGTTGGTGAGTTATTAAAAATACTAGTAATATAAGAGTTTTGACTATCTCCGTAAAATTGATTATATTGAAAATTAGGATCATTCATAATATTGTCATGCGAATATAAATTACCATTTCTAATAGTAAAGTATGTGTTTACACAACTAACACCAGACTCTTGTATAAAACCTTTAAAGCTTACCCAACCTTTAACGCTTTCTTTATAAGAAACAGTAACAGATGATTCTTCATCTTTAAAATCAACTGTAGAATTAAAGTTATTACCACTATCAAAAGTTATGTTGTAATGATCTTTATTAGTATCATAACTACCAACAATATTAAAATAATCACCTTTTAGTTTATCTCTAAACCAGTCTTTCATACCAGCGTCTGATATAGGTGTTAAACCGTCCATTGATAACCTAAGTACAGCTCCACGTTGTTTATCTGCAAAATAAGCTCTGTAAGAAGATGATGCAAAAGTTTCTGGGTTTTTAGATATACCATACTCTCCAACAAAAGGCCTTGATTGACCTAAAACTCTATTAGAAGCTACAAGCTGCGGATTACCATCAGCATTGAAAATAGCATCTTTATCTGCAAATATTTGTACTATTTTATCTTCACAAAGTGCTATTAAATCACTATCTCTAGCAAATAATTTTTGTATACTACCATACGTAGGCTCTAGTTCTTTAGTTATTTTTTCAGCCATTATAAACTGATTTAAATCATTTAAACTAGTATTTTTATTATATAAACCAGAAAATATTAAACCACTTGTTCTTCTATCTTGTAAATATTGTTCTTGTAAAGTTGTAGACGCTTTTACACCGTTTTTAATAAACTGCTGGTTAAAATCATCACGTATTCTATTTGACTCAACACCATTACCAAAACTAAAACAATTAAAATAAGATAAACCTACTTCAACAATATCTGGAAATAATTGTATTTGTGTTATATAAAACTCATTTTGAGCACTATTAGCATATTGAGATACTGTAACAACGTCTTTTATTTTATAAGAAACGTAACTATAATCTTTTTTATGAATTTTTATTATTGATCCAACTAAAAGTGCAGCTTGATCAACCTCGTCACTTGGGTCTGCACCACCTATAGTTTGAGATAAAAACCCAGTATCTAAAGTTATTGTATCTCCATCCCAGCTTTTAACCCTATTATTTAAAAGCGTTAAACCTGTCAAAGGACTCACATATGGATAATTAAATATATCGTAATCAACTGTAACTCGATCTCCTACTGAACCAGATAAATATCCATATCTATTATCTTCATTGTCTAATTCAAGCGGGTATGCTTGAGTAGCTTCGTAATATATATCTAGATCTAAATCTTCTTTTGGTTCTGTTTCAAAAACAGCTGGGTTTTGACTTATTTCAGACTCGTTTTCTGCTATATAAGGTTTAAAAAACTGCATAAAATCACTATCTCCAAAAGCTAAAGCTTCCGGATTACTAAGTAAAGCTTGAGGATTTTTATCTAAACGTATTATATAACAAACTCTTCTATTATCTGCAGCACCAAACTTTTTAATAACTTCAGCAAGATCGTCAAACTCATCTTGAGATTGATCAGTACCACCAATCCCACCGTTGTCAGACGCATTTACAAACCTGTGCCAAGCGTAGTGAACAGTACTAGTATCCTCTACAAACTCACTTCCATCCCATTTAACTTTTCTGTTCCAAGCGGTGTGGTTGTAAATACGTTTTACTTCTACATCTAAAATAGTAAATACCTCTCCAGAAGTATCGTTAGCAAAAGTAAACTGATTACCTGAGCTTAATTGGTTTATAAACTGTTCATTACTAGCACTGTAATTACCAAGAGACGCGGTTCCTACTGGATCCCATTGAGCTTCTCTTTTTTCTAATTCTAAAGAACTTGGTTGTGCTTGATTTACATTACAAACCATTCTAGCATAACCACCCTGCGTGTTATTGTTTTGTATACCTTGTAAATCAATAACTGCGCCTCCAGAAAAATCCATAACGTTATCAGCTTCGTTTATTTCATAATACCAATCGTCTAAATCTATGCTTGAACCTTTTAAGTCATCACTATCACCTTTCCATAAGTCTAAACCTACTTTTGAGTATGATAAGTGCATGAAAAAACCTGTACTATTTTGACTTCCATAAACCTCTTCTCCAAACACCGCATTACCTTGCGCATCCCAACCTTGACCATAAATTTGTTGTTTCCAAGCTCTAGGCGCTTTAGGACCACTAGTGTAGTTGTTATAAGTTTGGTTAGCTTGAAAAATACCTTCAAAACCATTGATAATACCACCATCAGAACTATAAATTGGGCTAGAATTTCCAGCATAATTATCAAAATCAGAAAATACTGTTGTATTGTAATTTGCAGGATGTCTAGCGTTTAATAAAGAACCACTACTAGAAACATCAAACTGATAATCACCGTTTGCAGGTGTAATATGGTTAAATTGACCAGGATTACTATAACCACCGCTGGTAAAATCAGGGTTTTTTATAGTAGGTTGGTGAGCAGCAAAATACATCTCATCAATAAACCAACGACTGGTTGCGCTTCCGGTACCAAAACCTAAAGCTGTTTGCCACTCTGCTTGAGTATCAGTTTGATCGTTACTTGATAAATTTGTTGTTGTAGTTTGATCGTAGTTACTAGTTGATCCAGGTGGGTTACCAGCTCCTTGAAATAAATTTGTATCTATTAAAGCAAATATTTCTGGTCTTGCTGTAAATATTTGTTGAAACTCTGAACTTATTAATGTTTCTAAATGTTGAGCTGTAGTTATATTAGAAAGTATTTTAACAAAAAATCTACCTTGAAACTCTTCCCAGTTTTTATTTATTTCTAAACGTATAGTTGTTTTTAAAGTAGGCTCTAAAACACCTACACTAGTTTCAACCCATGAATCTTGTTCTTCTATTGGTTTGTCTAATGTAACGCGATATAATTCAGGAACACTATTAACAGTATCCATAGATACTATATCATATCTTTTAGAATTAATTATACCGTTATTAAAATCTTTTTGAAATTTAATAGATAAACTTATACCATTGTCAAATAAATTTTGTAGATCTTCTGAGTTTTGGTTTAGTATTCCGTCTTTGCTAATAACTAATTTCTGCGAACCTTCTCTTGGTTGTAAACCAGTATCTGGATATAAATCACTTAAATTACCACTACCATCAAAAGTTCCTAGAGTTTTATATTTAGATCTAATAAACTCTGGAGCTTCGTTAGATATATCTATAACTTTAAATTTATTTTCATCTTCAACTTGAACATCAGCATTTATAGATTTTTTTAATATAATAAAATCATCTTCTTTTAATTTGTTTCTGTCAGAAGAAGGAAAAGAAAGCCATAAATTACCGTCATCTTCAGCTCTATATACTCTATCTAAAACTAAATTATAATATTCAGAAGCGGTTTCTTTTACAAATATTTTAAAAAACTTAGCATCAGTTTCTATAGTTACTACATCGTCTACTAACCAGTTACCAGGACTAGAAGAACTAAAAGGCTCATATCTACCATGACCTTTAGTTGTACCACCAGAAGGTGAAGCAGATCCAGAGTTAACACTTTCTTGATTCCATATTCTAACTAGCCCTTCATATATTAGCTGACCAGCTCTATATTGTTTTATATTGTGTACTGAAAAATTATTATATTCTTGAGCTAATAAATTATTCATATCAGATATTTCAAAAAAGAAATATTGACCAACAGAACCACCACTATGATCAACCCCTGTTACTTTTACTGTTTGATATACGTGCTCTATTTTAGGTATATTATTAACTACTAACTGAAGAGATCTTGAAGCATTACCTAAAAAAACACTAGTGATATTATCATCGTATGGTATTATTAAAGAACCTGTATTACCAGAACTAAAAACAGGTGTTTCTCTCCCATATAAATCTAAAAAACTTATACCTACTTGATATGTTCTTTGACTTTTTACAGACTGTTTAGAACCACGCTCGTTTTCTTTTAAACCGTAATATTGTTTTCTATCTGCATATCTAACCGCAAGATTATTATCATAATCATTTAAATTTAGATTTTGAATATAATTACCATATATTAATCTATTAGCAGTAAAGTCTTGTGATTTAGCTTTTTTAGGAACGTTATCGTAAGGTCGTAATAATTGATTTTCAGGTAAAGCCGCATATATTACATCTGTATCTAAAACGTAATAACCAGTGTCACTAGCTTGCTCAGTACTGTTTTGTAATGATATATTTGAACTACTATTATTTACCGTTGTCCAAGCTGGATTAGGATCTCCGCTTAATAAGTAAGGCTTTATAGTATCTAAAGAATATACTGTGGTTGAGTTCTCTGGCTTATAAAGTAAATCTATTTCAACAACACCTTTTGGAATATCATAAGTAACAAATTGCTTTAGTAATATTTGACTTATATTATTTTCCATCGCGGAGTTATATGGCTCTCTTGTAGGATGTATATTAAAACTACCTGTTTCAAAAGCAACCTCTGTGAAAGGACCAAAAGCAGAATATTCACCATCTTGATACTTATATCTATACGAAAATCTAGGAAAACCTCTTTCAAATAATATACGCGAAAAATCTTCTACTAGATAGTCGTAAATAGTATCTACAGCTGGTAAAGGTGGATCAACTGAAACAACAGTGTATCCTAATCTAGCGTATATTGGGTCTGTTACAGAAAGTGCATTTGGATTAAGCCCTCCAACGTACTTTATTTGATCAATTATTATTTTTACTTGTGCGTTATTAGGTAGACTACCGGTAGACGAAACATCAGATAATAATAAAGTTTGACCAACACTGACTAACACACCAAACTGTGCGTCTCTTATTATATAATTATAAGGCCCGCCTGTATAAGTATTATTAGCTAAATCTGTGTAACTACCACCAGGTATATTTGCGTTCGCTGAAACTACATTTTCCATTGGTAGTTCAAACTCAATAACAGGAGCCGTATTAACTTGACTATTAACATCGTAGCTTAAACCAGGTTCTAAAGTAAAAAGATTTGTAGGCCTCATAGTTATTTCTACGTTTTTATAAGTAGAAAAACTAGGGTTTGTTCTTGTTAGCTCTATTACAGGTGGTTTTGTAGGCTTTTGTTTTATAACAGTTATTTGTTCTTTTGTTGCAGGGCCTTTGTTTTCATCAAAAACAAAAAAATCACTATTGACACTAATATCAGTGTGATTGTTTTTTCTAAAATGCTCTATGTTTATTTTTTTAGGTTCAGTTATACCGTCTGTAAAAAACAAAAAGTCATCTACTATATTTATACCTGTTATATAGTTATTAACGCTAAACTCTAAAAAAGTATTATCTATATCTACTACTATAGGTGTTGTTAATTGTAAATCAACATTGTATTCTATAATAGCGCTTCTAACAGCAATACCATCGTTAGTATCTACTACAAACCAATATAGTCTATTGTTTTTTTCATCAGATATAGAGCCAATACATATTAACTCTCCAATAACACCAAGTTCATCGAAGTTTACTATTTCTTGGTTACCCGGAACGTTTTGA